TGTGCTGTGGACGTTGTGCCTTTGGTTAATGGCAAGCCTGATTGGGATGGAAGCCACCCAGTTTGGGCAACTGTTGGGGCGCTTGGTGAGCAGTCTGGTTTAGATTGGGCAGGGAAATGGGTGCACTTTAAAGAGCTTGCGCATTTCCAATACACGGGCGGGTTAACCATTGCTCAATTAAAAGAAGGCGTTGCCATAGCCTAAAAAATCCTAAAACGGATTTGGCCTCCCCGCCACCAAGAAAAATCGATTTTCCTAAATCGGTACACAAACCATGTTGAGAGGGTCTGCCACTATAAACTGGTAGCCTTCTCCTACGGCCTCTGCAATGGCTTGCACACCAACAATATGATGCTCGACCCATAAGATGGGTTTAAACGTTTTTATGGTGTTTTTAGAGCCTTTTATAGCCTGTATTTCAAAGCCTTCTACGTCAATCTTGATAAAGTCGCATCTAGGCAAATCCATAGCGTCAATCGTTATTCCTCTTACCATTGAATTACGCATAAATGTGTTTTCTTGGATTTCCCCAGGCTGAACTTGAACCGTACCGTAGTCCATCTTCATGCTGTAATCAATAATTGGCAAAACCAAATATTGAGCGCAATCTGAAATTGCTGCATTGTGAACATAAACATTAGATAGGTCGTTGAGCGCTATAGAACCGCATAGTGCGTTATAGATAATTCTTTGTGGTTCAAACGCAATAATCGAAACATCTTTACGCCTTTGAGCAACAGGAATACTGAAAAGCCCAATATTTGCACCCGCATCAATAATTATTGCACCAGGTGTCAATTTATCGACAAATTGGAAGATGTTTTGTAGCTCTGACTCTATGTGAGTGCGCCCCGTCTTGGCGAGAGCATCTATTTGAAAATCACAGTTTCTGTTGACTATGATTTTCCCGTAAATAGACTCTACAACGGTAAAGTGGTTAATCATGGTGCTGGTGTGAGTCCACCCTCAAATAAGTAACTACCAAAATGACCTAACTGTGCCCAGGGTGCTGCCCAGACCTTAAGCCCTGCCTCTCTAGCCTTCCAGCAGAAGAAATAATCCTCTGAGAGCAGTCTTTCTGTACCTGGCTCTATAGCACAAGCAAAATACTCGGTAATGCGGTCGTTAGAGATGCCTCCGTCTAAGAACAGTACGTCATTGTTGTAACTGTTAACAACAGACTTCATCGTCTCAAAGGTAGACCTCTTAATGAGCATAAACCCTGTACCACCGTTAAATATCTCTACAGGCTCACTGACGGGAACAGTTACGCTACCAGCATAGTCCTTTAAATTGACTACAACGCTTGCTGTGCGTGTTTTTAGCCTGTCGGTAGGCACACCCTCCTTGACGGCCTTCTCGACCTCTACCCAGTTAATTTCCTTCTTAGGATAGATACCGCAAATGATGTCCTTATCGGCTTCAATCATCTTGATGATGTCCTGCGGATTGAACTTAATATCTGCATCTATGAACATCAAGTGCGTGCACTCGGGGCGCTGCATAAACCCGTGAGCAAGTGCGTTACGGCCTCGCTGAATCAAAGACTCGTTAAACATAGCGGAATAAGCCATGTCATAGCCATTTTGATTGAGCACTGGTCCTAGTGTTAGCAAACTCTGTGTGTAGTAGCCTGTACATTGGCCTCCGTACATTGGAGTTGCTACAAAAATGTTACCTTTTTTTTCCATGATGTTCCTAGTTAAGTTAAGAAAATGACAGACTGTGAGATTACAGGGGGTCTGTCAGCACCTGTCCTAACTCCGAGATTTGCTCTCGTAGTTGCCTCTCACTGGAATGATGGTGGGATGTGCGGGGCTCGAACCCACGACCAACAAATTAAAAGTCTGCTGCTCTACCATCTGAGCTAACATCCCGTGATTCAACCGTGAGCTATTTTAGGCGTTGTTACAAAGCTCATTCCGTCTTCAAACCCTTGTTGGTAAGCCATATCGTATATTTCCTGAATACTCATGTTCTTCAGCTTTATGATATGTCCTCTATCCGCAGAACGTACTTCCCAGTCTTGGCTGACTTCCTCCAGCCGTGTACGTGTACCCTGATGTTCGATTTTCTCACCCATGATATGGTCTCACTTTCTTGAATTTTTTTAATGCGTGATGAAACACCAGAGGCAGTTACTTGTACCGCCAATACTTCACCGTCTTTAAGCGCTAATATATCGCACCAGCCCCACAAGTCTTTTCTGACTCGTGCCCACGGATTCCAGTATTCCACAATCCACGGTAGGTAGCCTTCCTCTCGCAAGTACTCTAGGCTACGCTGAGTTGGTGATGTCTTCTTAGTTGCCATAATGGTGGGGTACTGACGGTGCTCTGCTTGTGAACGGCACCAGTTTATTGGTACAGAGCGAGGCGACTCCCGCTTTCCCCCATATCCTTTTTAACTCAGAACGGGACATCATTATCGTCACGACTTCTGCTGTACGTATTTGGCTTCTTAGCGTAGCCAGGAGTTACCTCTTTAGGTTGCTGCTCCTCTAGCTTCTTCTTTTTAAGCCAGTTATCTTCACGAACAGAGAACATGGTTGTGCCCTGTTTTGTCTCTTTCTGCCACAAACCAAAGTTGACACGCTCACCAGCCTTGTAATCCATGTCCAGGACTAAATGCCCTGTGAAATCAGGACCTTGTGGGTGCTTTTTGTTCTCTGGAGCTACGTAAAACAGTGTTCCGTAGCCAGGTTTGTCGGGATAGTTGTTGTTAGTTGCCATGCGTGGTTTCTCCTGATAAATATTTGTATTGGGCGTACTCTTTCCCGCCCTCTCTAACCATTTTTGTAATGATGGGATGTCCCTCTTTTCTAAGGACTTCGATATGGGCTGCAAGCCTAAACGAACCGTAGTGCTGCAGGGCATCCTGTGGCGTGATGGTAAGTCCATGTTGTAGGTGTCTCAAGATATTTGCCTTTTGAGTTCCTAAACGTCCTGAGACACCACTGTCTTTGGGAGTGGATTACCTCCAGCCTCGGCAATAGCTGCCTTAACCTTTAACTTATCCACTGTCGAAAAACCGTCAACCACAAACTCGTTTGCTACTTTGAGGGAATCTACCTTCTTAGCCTTTTCAGCCTCAGCAATCTTGTTTGATGACATGATTCTGCCTACCATGTTGCCGTAGGCTGCAATCCAGTCTTCAACAGAGTGGTAGCTAGAGTGTGGTTCGTCTAGGTTTGGTACGTAGAGTTTGAACGCTCCATCTTCCACAACTTCTTGCACTACTTCTTGAGCTATTCCCATATCTTTGACTTTTGGAGGGTCAAAATCTTGAACTTCCTCAACAGCATAGTGTCCTAAGATGCAAGCGGGATAAACAGACCTTACAGCTCTACTGACAACCCTAGAACGGAGCATATCTTCAGGATATTTTGTCCATCCAGAATTTTCTTTGTAAAGACCCGCTAATTTAGCCATTTCAATAGTCCACTCAACCTTCAAAGAACCTCCTTGTGGGTGAGAGAACGTACCAGAGCACTTTGTAGGCGATATTTCGTGCCAGTCAACCTTTCCTCCTGCTAACTGAAAACGAGCAAGCATGGCCTGTGATTTAAGAGCTGGTCTGCCCATAATAATGTCGTACTCTTGAACGACTGTCGCAGGATGTTTACCTTCTGCTTGTGCAACAAGCATAACGGCTAACATTTGGTCTTTGTTTTTAAATCCGTAAAAGTTTGATTTCACCATAGCGTCAGCCATGACGTTCATATCAGATACTGCTACTAAATTAGACATTTTTAACCTCTCTTTGTTTCATCATTACATCTGCTACTTGGTAAGCAAACTCCACAAGCTCATTTGTAGGGTATCTAATGCCTGAATTTTCAGACAACATACCTAGCATAGCTAACCCTGCAAACCAGTCTCTGAGTTCCATGCCTTCGTGTTCCACAATTAACCCTGTGGTAGGGTGTTTGTACATGATTGGATATGCTTTCATTTCTTATCCTTCTGTTGTTTTTCTTTCAAAACACGTCTGCCAAACGCATTTATGTGTTTCCCGCACAAAAAATAGTTAGTTCCGTCATTGCCAACAAGGTGATTGATAGCTTCACTTTCACATCTTGTGTCGTCATCTTTGATTGCTTGGCATCTGTTCAAGTCAGATAAACCAGTACCATGACAAACAGGACAATCAGCATTTATGTCATCAATAACCAATCTAAGGTACTTATTGACATCAAAACCCGCCTCTTTTACGGGGAATCTTTTGTGATAATGAGGTAAAGCTCTTTTATGTGTTACCAACATAAGACCTCCTACTTCAAAAGAAATCTACGACTGCCAGGTACTTCCCTGATAAACGACTTGTAGACATCAGGCATAGATTGCTCAAATAGCTTGGCATCAAACTTATTGCTTGCTTTCGCTGCCTTCCAAGTTGCCAATACTTTTCCGTCTATAGTCTGCAAACTGGATGCTGTCTCCATAAACCCAGCTATCAAGGTCTGTAATTGCTCCTCACGACCCTCTAAGAGCTTAATTTCCTCTTTGATGCTACGTAGGGCTTGGCAAGCCTCCTCAACGCTCCTAGAAGCCATCCTGACGCTTTCTGGGTTGTCTTTAGGGTAGAGTATCTTTACTTGGTCTAAATCCTCTGGCGGAAGTGTTGTTCCTGCCTGTACATGACCCCAGACCTTAGCCATCTGCTGGATGAGTTCATCCTTTTGTTGGTCAGAGATGTCAAACGGGAACATAACGAACTCTTGGCCTCCAAACAAGACTGCTAGGTATATGCGGGTATTCCCGAATACGGCAGTCTCGTGGATTAACTGAGCCATATCAGCGTGAGGAATGGTATTGCTAACATTATCAAACTTAGAACGAGTACCAGCGTTATAGTTTTTACACTCGACCAGAATTGTTTGTCCATCTTTAGTCCCTGCAAAGTCAAAATGTGATTTAAACCAGGCTTCCTTCTTGTGGGTGAGACTGTCTTCAATCTTGTTCAGTTCTACCCCTAGTTTTGCCTGAGCTAAACGACCGATTACGGGTTCCATGACGTGTCCCATCTGGACTGCCTCTATGCCTGACAAGTCTGGGATGTCCAGCTTGCCTTGTTTTGTGAGGATGACCTCGTTAGCCTTACCTTGGGCAACTCTACGGGAGTCACCTGACCAGATAGCGCTATTCCTTGTTTGTGGTGTGAAATCAGACATGAGAGCCTCCAAAATGAATAGGCTGGACATCAAAGGGCAAGTTAGACTGAAAATAGATAGCTTCTATCGTGCATCTATCTGACAGCGTACTGTTTCTTTCTACTGAGCAGTAGGGTAGTTCGTCCAGAGGTGTTGGAGAGCCGTCTACAGGGCTTAAAACCCTTCCACGGGTGCATTTGGCAAAAGTATTGCGTGCATTTTCTGCAACTTCAAAATACTTACAGTTGATACAAAGTTTCATGTGAAACATCCTTTCAGTTTTAAGTTAGGAAATACCATCATATATGATGATGAGAGGATTATAGCATTAGATGATTAGTCTTAAACAGAATGATTATCTCCTTATGTAAAGTTTGTGTAAAGATTAAACGGGGTCTAAACAGGACATAAGGGTCACTAGGTTACCCAGTTCCTCCCTAAACCCTGCAGCGTCTACCTCTGCCTCTATAAGTTTCTTATATCTTTTAATTAAGATATTGACCTCAGATATACGTACGTATATCTCTATATCTGGGGTATTCTTATATTTATCTTTTAGTTCTGCTTTTCTTTGTTCTAGTAGTTCTATCATTTTTTTCTCCTAGGAAGATTGATAATGCAATGACAAGCCCAGTCTCTAACGAATAAAACAAACAACATTTGTTCATCAAACTGTTCTTTTTTATCGTAGTAATCTATAAGATAAATAGAATCATTTAATATTTTGTAAAGTTGCCTCTCATTCATTCTTGTCCCCTTTCTCGAATAGCTTTAGCACAATCTTTGCCGCCAGAAAATTCACCATAAAAAGAATCATCTTCTAAAACTAATTTTTCACAAATTTTTGCACATTCTTCACGTTCTTTTTTTACGGCATCATCAATTCTTTTTAACCAAAGAGAAGCGTGTAATTTGCCATAGTCAGCCCTAATCAGTTTGGCAAAACGTACTAAATCGTCATCATCCAAACGCCATTCATCAGGATATTTTTTAGAATAGTAACCACCAGCCTCTCTAGCCATCTCAATTATTTCTTCTTTAGTCATTTTCTACCCCCACAATCTGCAAAACATAAAACCACATAAAAAAGATGTAGACAAAAACAATAAAGTTCTAATTAAAATTACTATAAATTCTTTTCTACGTTGCTCATTTAAATATCTTTCCGACTTATCTTCTTCTAAGTATCTAATTCTTCTAGATAAATCTGAGTACATTTCTTCTGTTTGTTGTTTAGATATTCCCATAGTTATCCTAATTTTGCCTATCTCAGACCAGTGACTGTCTGAAAGTTTGTAGAGTTCTTCTGCTTTTCTTTTAAGCTCAAGAATATCTAATTCTTTTTTGTCTATATCAATAATTTGTTCTTCATTCATTCTCTACCCTCCTTAAGTACATCCCCAACTGTTTGGGGTATTGCTTTATATTTCCAAAACCAAAGGCCATCACAATAAGCGGACGGCTTACCCGTACGCTCAACGTACTCAAGCCATCTAAAATCATGGGCACTTATCTCGACTGGATACCATGCAAACCACTTATGGGGCTTAGATAGCCTGTCTATTTTTTCTAAATGGGTCTCCCCGAAATCTATCTTCATTTTTTTACTCTCAAGTTAGGATTAAATACGCTTTCTATATATCTACATGGGTCTCAATATATAGTCTTAATACTCTGCTTTTTGGTGGACGTACCTAGCCTCCTAGGTTACGCCTTCAACTATGCTTCTCGGAGCCACAGCACCCGCCAGTCTTGCGCTCATGGGGCACTAGCTTCGCCACCCCTAGGACTCTCTCAGAGCTTTCCCACAGTAGTCCATTTCCTCTAACCCTGTCGTATAGCAACACCGACAATTAGACGATTACATTCGTTAGGACAATAAAAAAAGGCTACTTTAAAAACCCTCCTAATCGCGTCCCCGTTATGTTGGGGTAGGAGAGTTATCAAAATAGCCTTACTTTCTATTGCACGCGACTGCAATGGGGCTAACTATATCACAACTTTAATTTAATTTTAATTATTTTCTTATTTGGGCATCTGGGGCACTCCGCAGGGACACCTTTACAAACCCCTAAGACCTCACAGCGGGAAGGCGTACGGGGCTTTCTACCCCGTTTCAGTACGGGTATAGCACCTATGGGCTGCCATACCGTACGGGGCTTATAGTCCAAGATACAGCACCACTACACCCATGCCTGCTAGAAATGCACCCAAGAGGTACAAGGCGAGGTCGCACGTGCGTAAGGTAATCAGGGACTCCTCTGGTCCTTCTATCTCATAATTAGGCTTATACATGGTTCACTCTCCTTTAAAATAATTGTTTAAACTCTTGATTTTCTGAAATATATGCAGCAGTTTAGTATCTAGACTAGGGTCTAAATTGTCAAGATAATCGGCCAGGACCAGGGAAAGTAGTTCTAATTCAATCTCTGATAATTTAATCATATGGGTCGCTCCAGGGACGCTAAAAGGTCACTAATACGGTCTTCAAGCTGGTTAGCCTGGAACTCGTCCCCTTCGGGGTCTTGCAGCAGTTTAAGGGTTGCTACTAGCGCATCATGCATGCAAGGGGCTGCAGCCATTAATCGGGCATTGATAAACCCTTGGGCATCATAATCGGGCTGCTTTTTTAAGCTGGGGGCTTTTAAAATTGTGGCGCTCCCGATACTAGGACCGTCTCCAAACGGGACAATATAGCGACCCTGTGCGTGCCAAGGTCCAGGGCTGTGCGTGACGTGTGCGTGTGTGGCTGTGTGTGTGTGTGTGATAAGCATAATTACCTCATTAAGTTAAAAGTTAGGATAAAGAGGGCTAGGGTTAGCCCTAAGATTGTAAATAGGTCTTGATAAATCATCGGGAAACCCTTATTAAATAGTACAGCAGCCACAGCATGGTGCATCTTCACAGCGACCCCTAGCATTACGAGTGAACACTTTATACGTGCCCGTATACTGATTCCCCAGCGCTATCGTATCCACAGCTGCTGCACCTTTAGACTCTATCAACACCAGTTTACGAGTACCTTTACGATAATCTATAACGTCTCCTGGTAATATTGTTGAACCAGTACGGCTGCAGCGACCTCTATATTTTGCTATAAATGGCATAATTTTCACCTTTAGGAAAGATTAATAAATGATATCAATTAGATATCGCATAGAAGGCTCATAGAACCCTCTATACGCTATTAATTAATAATATTAATAGTCTCTACCCTTAATTTGAGTAAACCCGCTCAAATCCTTTACAGCCTTACCTTTAGCGTACAGTGCTACAACTACTGTTTTCGGTTCGATATGTCTTACGTCAGTGTTATCCCCGTCAATTACTGGCCAGCCTCTAAATGTAGAAGGGATATTTTCTATTTTGTCAAATACTACAGCTACTCGAGCATTACCAGGGTTTAAAATTCCCTTGATAGTTACATTGTGAGGCGTGATACCGGAATAAGAATAGGTTAAATCATAATTCCCGGCTGTTTTCCCTTCTAAGTTTCGAGCTGGGTGCTTCGTGTAGTCATAAAATTGCACATCAGAGAATAATTGAAATATATTTTTACCCTCGATTACCTCTAGATTTTCGTAGAGGATATCGCTAGTTCCGTTCAAACGTACCAAAGGCTTTAAACCCTTATTTTTAGCACTATTCGCTAGAGACCAGATATCGGCTGCCACTGACAATAAGAAGGCCTTCTGATGATTGTAGAAGTAGTTTGTTTTCGATTTTCTAGCAGCCTGAACACTATTAAACGCACCTCTACCCGCATCTTTTAAACAAGCTGCCATGCACCCAGCTGTTTTGGCCATGCTGCAAAGTTTATTATCAGGGACCAGGTAAACAATACCAGTGAGAAAACCGATAGATTCACCTTTCACCGTTTTAGTACTGGCTGTACCTAAAATAGTTTTATAGGATAAGTTTAATTCTTTTAATTTGAGTTTATATGGATTGTTCATAGATTGCACCTTTAGGAAAGATAAAAGATAGTAAAAGCACTATCCCATAGCACCCAGTGGATGCTATAGGCTAGACTTTAGACTTGAGATACAGACAGCAGCTCTACCCAGCCGGTAGCATTCATACAGCCGATTAGTTTTGTGATATCTCTTTGAGAGCCTACAACCTCTGAACGAGTATCAGGGAATACCGAGTGACGTTGAACCAATAGATTCTCAATAGAGTTAGCCTGAATAGTCTCTAACACGCTACTGGTCATGTGGTTGAATGTGGCTTTAATGAACATGATATTTTTCCTTTAGGTAAGGTTGATTGAGTTAGGAATAACAGAGTTATCAAGCTCTGTTACTATGTATTATATATATGTAATAGGCATTGTCAAGATATTATTTAGATATTTATTTATATTGAAATAAGATGTTCAATAGATTCTATCAATGAATACTAAAGTATATCCATGTATGATTGTGCTTATATGTATATATACTGTAAAATATGTATTAAATATCATATAGAGATAATACATAAGAGAGAGTGTATCTATATATCTATAGGGTAGTTAAACCATAAGGGACGTATTGCAAAGTAGAGGGTGACTTACACTCTCCTCTATCTTAAGAATATATATTTAGCTCTCTCCTATGCCTCTCCAAAAGGGAAAGGACACGCGTCATAACTATGCAGTCATTACCATGCGTGCGTGGCAAGTGTTGGGGACGAGGAGGTGTAGTGTGCGTGCCCCCCACTTATCCCCCCCCATAAAAAAATTTATATATTGCCTAGCTTGTCTAAAGTTATTGTGTCGAGTAGGTTGATGGCGTGTGCTGCTGAGTAGACTATACGGGTGGGTATACGGGCGTGTACGTTATAGGTAGTCCACATAGGGCCTGTGTCTACGCCTTGAATACGGTTGACTCCTTTTGCAAGACATCCTATATCTGTGATGGTCATGCCTAGTTCTAGGGTGGATTGGCATAGCCCTGTAGGGTAGGTGGTGATGACGGTAGAGCCTTCTTCTATGTACTTCTTGGTGAGCTTCTCGAAGAACCAGGGGTTGTAGTCTGGTAGCTGTCCTGACATGGGAACACTGTTTACTATCAATACGTCATAGGATGGGTACTTCTTCTTGGCTAACTCTGGGTAGTCAAAGAGGAAGGAGTCTGGGGTTTGCATAGGGTTCATCACACCTAGCTGATTACTGAGGTAAGAGAACCAGTCTAAGTGGAAAGCTACCCAGTTCTTGTTTAACGGACTACGGTAGAAGTATCCGTCTGCCCCTATCCAAGCGTTAATAGCATTTCCTCTGTGGGGTAGGTCCTGTAAGGTGATGGGTACGTTCTCGCACAGCGGTAGGAGCTGCGGGTGATACTCCTGCTTACAGTAGTGGATACATTCGATACTTGTATCCTCTTGACAAACCCTGCGTAGGAAGTTCAGGTGATGGAGCTGGTCGCCCAAGTGGTATTCGTTGTAGGTTCTGATTAACATTGACACTCCTTAAAGTTATGATATTATATGGTTATAGGTAGAGGTGATTATATGGAGATATTAGAGATAGAAAAGGGTAGTGTTCTGCCTAACCCACGGGTGGTATACGCATACCCTTATGAGAGTATGGAAGTGGGAGATAGTTTTACTGTGCCTGTGAGTGCAAGGGCTAAGGTGCTCAACGCTAACTACAGGGCATCTAAGAGACTGGGATACAAGTTCTCTAGCAAGTCAGAGGGTGACAGTTTGAGGGTATGGAGGGTGGCATGAGAAAGTTGCTTGGGCCTAGTTACTGCCTTGGACCTAATTACTGGATAAGGATGGCAGAGCGTTGTTATTACTGGCATCAAGATGAACCTCACATGAGGTGGGAGAAGTTAATGTATTTTTATCTGTTTAAACATTGCGGATACGAGGAGTGAGATGATTGAATTACTGTGGATGAATGAGGATGAACTACGTGAGCACTGCCATGCACTGGTAGAGGCTTTGCTTGTCTCTGAACTCCACAGGGTTGAACTTGTTAACAACATGGGGAAAGCGTTAGCGTATGGATACAACAGAGGATATGCAGATGCGTCTGTACAACTCAAGATTGAGACTCAAGAAGGAAATGCAAAGAGCACTGTCTTGCATTAGTCCTGGGTCTAAAAGATTTCTGGCAAAAGAGTGGAAAGACAAATATTCTGACGTTGTTTATAACGAACTTATCAGATGTGCCAAAAATAGAAAAGCAGCAGAAGTTATATCAAACTGGAATATAGAGGGTATGAAATGAAATTTAAAAAGAAACCTGTGGTGATAGAGGCGACTCAGTGGTTTAAGATGGGAGACCATCTTGCGGTCAAACAAGGAAAATTTACTGGTCGAATATTTATAGAAACACTTGAAGGAGACCTCCATGTAACTCCTGGTGACTGGATTATTACAGGCGTTAACGGGGAGTGTTATCCCTGCAAACCAGATATATTTGAAATGACTTACGAGGCAGCGGAATGATAAGCAGAAAACTAACAGCAGCAGTAGTCACCGTCACCAAAGGTAGACCCGAGCTAGACAAGTGTATAGCCTCCGTACAGGCTCAAACCTACCCTGTCCAGCACTACCTACTGTACGACAACGGTATGCTCCCCAAGCTCCTCCTGCAGAAGAATCAACAGGTCTGCGTATTCCCAACTCCCATAGCCATGCCAGACAAAGATGGTCGTAGATGGTTAGCTGCTGTACCTCACCTGATTAACGAAGACGTAATCTTCTTCTGTAACGATGATGACTGGTTTGACCCTGACCATGTGGAGTCACTCATGCAGATTATTCAACGGGGTAACGACTGGGCATATAGCCTTCGTAAGATACACGACAAGGACGGAAACTTCCTGTTCAACGATAGGTGTGAAGCCTTGGGTGACCTTCATGAAGACTGGAACAACAAAGGATGTAACTTTGTAGATTGGTGTATGTGGGGGATGCGTACAGAAAAACTAAAGGGTATATCTGCCATTCTCGGTATGCCTGGCTTTGGTAGTGACCGAGAGTTCTACAGGGTAGCTAAACAAATGTTCCCTAAGTACCAGACAACTAAGAAACATAGCTTTAACTTCAGACTAGGTGGTAACCCTGGTAGTGTGACAAAAGAGTTCTTTGATGCTGGTCACAAGTTCATGACAGAGAAGTACGGTGAGACGATGCCCTGGGAGGCGTGATGGATTTTGATTTACAAAAGTTCTACAAGTTCTGTGCCGAGCTAAAGATTGAGACCAAGGAAGAAGGTCTTAAAAAGATGGGTAAGCTCCTTGGGACACAGACGTATGTCATGGAAGAAATAGATAAGGGACTGAAAGATGACGTTCACTTCTTTGTTATTCTCAAGGGTCGTCAGCTTGGTATTACTACTGTTAGCCTTGCTCTTGACCTTTATTGGCAATTTACTCATCCTGGTTGGCAGGGAACATTGGTTTCAGACACCGAAGAAAACAGGGATATGTTTAGGTCTACCCTGGGAATGTACATTGACGGATTACCCAAAGAGTACAAAATTCCATTGGTTGCCCACAATAGAAACCAGATGGTTCTTAAAAATAGAAGCCGAATCTTTTATCAAATTGCGGGAAACAAAAGTCGATTGGGGCAAGGCAAAGCTATCACTTACTTGCACGCTACTGAGACAGCCTCTTGGGGGAACGATGAAGGATTGGCATCCCTTATAGCATCTCTTGCAGAAAAGAATCCTCAGCGTCTGTACATCTTTGAATCCACCGCACAAGGGTTCAATATGTTCCACGATATGTACAAGACTGCCAAACGTGCTCGTACACAACGTGCAATCTTTTGTGGATGGTGGCGTAACGAGTATTACTCTGTGAGCGCAGACTCTAAAGAGTACAAAGTCTACTGGGATGGCAAGCTAAAACCTGACGAGAAAGAATGGGTGAAAGAAATTAAAAAACTGTACGGGGTTGAGATAAACTCCCGTCAGATGGCATGGTGGCGGTGGAAAATGGCAGAGGGTATCAAAGACGAAACTCTCATGTACCAGGAATTCCCACCCACAGAAGACTATGCTTTTGTGATGACAGGAACAAGTTTCTTCTCTAACAGTAGGTGTACAGATGCAGCCAAATACGCAAAATCCCTCGACTACGAATGTTACAGATACGCCTTTGGACAACTCTTTCAAGACACAGAGTGCTTACCGTCTACAGACCGTCTGGCAACGCTTCGGGTATGGCAACAACCCGTTGATACCGCCTACTACGTTATCGGGGCAGACCCAGCTTACGGCAGCTCAGACTGGGCTGACAGATTTTGCATACAAGTCTTTAGAGTCTATGCAGACGGACTTGACCAAGT